GTTTAGGGGCGCATTCCGAAGGCTTGCGCACCTACTCCCCCTGGTTTGTGGCGGTGTCATGGACCACTCTTAAGTCATGGTAAACCTCAGGATTCCGAGCGTCGTGGTAGGCCTAGCAATCTGCCCCTGAGGAGCGGGTCCCGGTTAGAGGTTGTCACCCAAAAGGCGTCAACTTGACTAGGGACGAGGACCGGCTGAAGTGTCGGACCGCGCGGTGCGAAGGTGGGGCACCGTGCATGCTGGGGTCACCCCAGCCAGTTGTGGTCTGTCTCCACACTCGGGACTGCTGTCGTCTAAACCCCCGATTCTCGCGCACCATGGCCACAACATACGAGAATCGAGTGCATCAGCAAACAACCGTGGTGGAAACCCGGTTGTACGAAGCGCGTACGGCTGACCCCCGTTTGACTTACAGAACCAGATTCAATCGGTTCTTGTTCGAGATGCTAGGGCCATTGGGTCCATGTGTGTGTGGCGTGACGAGAGATCAATACGACGAGCTTCTCCGCACAGAGCAATTTCAATCCGACGTCCGTGAAGCGTTGAATTTGAGACAAACACACAACATGTACTTCAGTGGCAGCGTTAACTTTTCACGGCGTGCAGTGATTGAGGCCGAAATGGCGGAGTCCGGCCATGGTGTCAACAACATCGACTATGTTGATGTCTTGTTTGAACCAGAGAGCCCACGGACCACCTTGCCCATCACTGACCTGGCCTTGGCAGGCCCGGTATTACCACGCAGCCCCCGCCCCCAGTTACAGATCGGTTGGAACGATGATGTAACTGTCGGCTCGGAAGCCGACGCCGATTTCACGGACTTTGACACCGAATCCGTCCGGGAATTGGCAACGGTCGCCCCCAGAATCACACCTGGTGAACAATTAGTCTTAGCAGACCGCATTTATGAAGGTGCTAGACTGAACCCATCTGTGTTGCCGCCCGAACCCGGGGTGGTACGTCACTCAGTTGTCTCAAGGGCAGGACAAGCTAGAGGACTGGTGCTTCGTGAGGTGATGGTTGATCCATCTACACTCGGCCGAAGAAGGAGGCGCCAGCAGGTGGTTAGGACCCGCGTAATTAATCCAGTGCTTGTAGCAGAGCTGGTAGCAGAGGTCATTTGCAGGGTTGGAACCCTGAGAGACAATCCCGCGAATAGGCTACTTGTCGAGCGCACAGCACTCCTTAGGATTAGGGAGGGCGATGACGGCATGCCTAATGAGCGGAAGTGGTTTCCCGCTGACGTTTCAGCGTACCTGCCACGTGTTGTTGACGCATATTTCGATTGCAACAACTTCATGGACGGCATAGGGACGTCAGTGCAGAGATCAATGGTGAATGCCGGCGCATATTTCCGTCTTGTTGACGACTTGCGCGGCTCACCATTTGTCTTCCAATAGGGGCGCCTGTTCGAGGTTGAGGGGGTTGACACGACCTCGGTGTTGACCCATCCCGACATTATATGTCGCTCGAACGGGCTGATGGGGAAGAGGCGGGTGTGGCGTCACTTGTGTGGCGTAAGCACATCCACAAGTCTGGGGGTTTATAACAACAACCTCTGCGTTGGACATCGTGCATTTTTGGAACGTTATTTCTTCTGTGTGACTAAGGAGGGGCCACAGCCTGCTCTTGGGTCTGTTGAGTCAGAATTCAGGGATGACCAGTACTTGCGGCAGTTTTGGCAAGACGTGGTGAAAGGGTTGCGTGGGGCACCGGTAGCCGATCTACGGGATGTAGTTCAGAGCTATGAAGGGGCCAAACGCCGACTCTACCACAAAGCCATGCTGTCGTATTACATGTTCGGTATCGACGAGAGGCACGCGCGGTTGAAAAGCTTTGTCAAATTTGAGAAACAGAGCCTCGACAAGGCACCGCGTGTGATCAACCCACGGACACCAGTTTACAACCTGTTGCTGGCTGCGTACGTTAAGTTTGCTGAAAAGCGAATCTACGAGCGCATCAACGGGCTGTTCGGAGAACACACTACACATACCGTGATTAAAGGCATTAACATGACTCAACAAGCCGGTGTGCTCCGAAGTAAGTGGGACAGATTTGTAGATCCTGTGTGCGTGGGCTTAGATGCAACCAAATTTGACATGCACGTGTCGAAATGGTGCCTTGCCTACGAGCACATGTTCTATCTTGGAATTCACTCACGTAACAATTTTGAGCGGCTTTGGGACAACTATTCAGCGTATCTCAGATCGCGAACCCCACACTCCTTGAAGTGCGATTACGACGCACTCAGGAATGGAGAGAGGATCGCACTGAAATGGTTGCTCAAGCAGCAGGTCTTCAACGTGGGGAAGGCCTACTTTCCGGATGGTACACTTAGATTCAAAATGACAGGCACTAGATCGAGCGGGGACATCAACACATCGTTGGGTAACTGCATAATCATGTGCTCTTTGATCTTTGGTTGGCTGCAGCAGGTGGGGGTGGATGCTGAGCTAGGTAACAATGGTGACGACTGTGTTGTCATTATGGAACGGAGAGATTTGCTCAAATTCCAAGTTGGTCTGGAAGACTACTTTGCAAGAAAAGGCTTTCGTATGGAGGTTGAAGAGCCCGTGTTCGAGTTCGAAGAGATTGAGTTCTGCCAGTCGCACCCCGTTTGGAACGGTGAGTGCTGGACGATGGTCAGGAACCTTGAAACTTCGATCATTAAGAATGCGATGTGCCTCATCCCTGTACAGAATCAGAAAGTTTTCAGGAAATGGTTAGGTGCTGTTGGTCAGTGTGAAGGTAGCTTGAATGTTGGCATCCCCGTGCTACAGGAATTCGCTGCCATGTATCGCCGGTTGGGTAACCGTGCGTCGGCCAAATTCATTGGTGAAGTGTATCGTGGCACAACTCGTGTCCACCACGCAACCAAGCAGTACGTCGAAAGACAAATCACTCCTGAGGCTCGATCTTCTTTCTTCTTTGCGTTTGGGGTTCGGCCGGACGATCAAGTCCAGCTCGAATCCTATTTCCGCAGCTTCGTGTATGACGATATTGTCACCCCAGTACCGGCGTGTGAGGCCAGGGACAAGCCATTGTTCTTTGTGCCCCATGTCATGCGACTGGTCACCCCTCTTAATTAACCATGAAGCCAATTAAAGTTAATATCACGAAGACCAAGAAGAAGAAGTCGTCTGCGCCCAAGAGCCAGACGAAGAAAGCAATATCAATCCCGCGCGAGATCACCGAAGACGCGGATTTAGCAAAGTATTACCTAGCACTGACCGATCCTTTTCACCCAGGGGCAGTCGGAGCGAAAGTACCTGATCAATACTCATGTCCAACAGCAGTGCAGACAGTGAGAGCAAGTTTCACCATTACTGTGAACAGCTCCGGAAATGCTGGCGTGTGTGTCTTTCCAAACCCCGTAACCTCTGTCGCATGTTTCAACGGGGCTTGCTCAGACTTTTCAACCATAACATGGGGAGACAACACGACAACAACACAAGCCCGGTGGGGCGTAGACCCAACAACCTTCGCAGCCAAACTCGACAACTATCGAATCGTCGGGTACGGCATCCGCGTAACAGGACTGTCATCGATGACGAATGCCTCAGGGAAGTTCATTCTCGGAGCGTATCCAGTCACGAGCGCGTGGATAACGAAAGATTTTCCCGTAGGCGGCACTACCATGACGACCAATGCAAACCTGACTCAGTTCAGAGCTTGGAACGCATGGGGGATTCCGACAAACGGGTCGACCCTTTCCCCGGGCCTGTTCGTAAACTTGCCAGGATCAAAGGTAATTTCCGCGATCGAGGCGAGTGAGAAGGTGTTCGGCGTCACACCACGCCTGTCCTCGCCTGACGCCATGAATTTCAGAGATTCTGGCGACAATTATGCGGGCACCGACTTGTATCCGGGTGCCACCACTGGTGGAGATTCAGACTATCTAGAGATGCGTGGTTTTGAGGCATGCTACGTGTACTACACAGGTGGCGTAGCATCGACCTCGACCATGGACCTGGAGATTGTCTACCACCTTGAAGGCAAGCCCAACCTCAACACTGGCACCACGCAGGCGGTGGTCGGCATCTTGCCTTCCGCCTCCGCTGCGCAGTCACCCGTGAAGCCAGCTGGCATGTTGAAGGTCCTTGAAACGGCCGCTCGACAACCAGTGGTCAAAGAGGTTATAGAGATGGCAGCTAATTTCATACATCCTATGTTTGGGAAGCTCGCTGGATCTGTCTTATCGCTGTTTTAAACACTTACAGGGTCGCAACTATCCTTCGGGATGAATGCTGGATCATACCAGATACCCAGGTCGTGAAATGTATGGGGGCTAGAGCCCGGTTCGTGTGACACAGATCTAAGTGTCCAAGGGGAGTAGTATGACTCTCGGGATTAAAATGGCCCGAGAACTCGAGTGTGCAATGACGGGGAATCCAACCTCCCCCTCTGTGGTCCTGCTCACTCTTATCGGTTGGGCTCGCTGGACGGCACTGGATCGCCGCAGGCACGAACTGAACACATCGACTAAAATCTGAGGTCTCTTCTCAGTGGGTTGTCGGTGAGCCGTCGAGTCGGCACGTTAGTAAAACAGCACAAGGTTAGC